GCTAACCCTATCACGTCTGTTAGAAATAATTGACCATCGGGTCCGCTGCCTGTGGCATAGGTGTTGGCAAAGAAATCCGAAGTGCTAGCAGGAACAGCACTGGTCAATGCATTGATATTGCTTAAATTGTCAGTTGTTTGTATAGCACCAAATGCGCCACTCAATGATTCAAGTGCAGTGGTACTGATCCCTTTGACCTGTTGAAGACTAACCTGTATGGCTTTGCATGCCAACGCTTGATCAGCAGGTATAATTAGTTTTAATCTGTCGTATGTAATCATTATCCGGCCACACTTAATACATAACTGGGCAGGTACTGCTCCAGGTTGGTGTTAACTGCACCACTGGCGGTGTATATACCACGTAGACCAGTTGCAGTTTTTACAGTTAAACTTTGATAACTGTTTGGAAATATTTTTGCAGGATTCAACAAGTCGGCCATAGTTGTAATACCAGTGGTTGTGACTTCAAATATATGCAACACATCACTTAGATTTGCGCCTGTAACAGTTGTCATGGCCTGATAGATTTTTTTATTGATTGAATCAGTAACTTCTGTAGTTGCATTAGAAAATGTGCCAACAACATTGGCATCAATTCCAACCTGTATTAACTTATTGCTCACAGATGGTATGATACCAGCAATAGATGACAACTGTTGCATCAATGCCAGTGGGCTACCAAAATTATCAAGGTTGTTGAGATTGATTAGTTTGCCTAACTTGGCCAAATCAGCACTGAATGATTTTGTGGCAGCATTAATGTCAGTTAGGTTCCCGGTGGTCAGACTGTTCATGCTGGTAAATGTATTACCCATATAAGTCTGACTATTCAAGCTTGAATTTATAAACTGATTGGTTGTGGTAACATAACCAGTTGCTGCCGAAAAGACCTGGCCAAATATTGCAGCATCGCCGCCACCAACTTCACGATCAGCTAGGTCTAGTACCATGCCGCCAACAAAACCTTCAAGTGGTGTCCAGGTGTTGCCGAATGCTGCACCCAACACAGGCAAAAACGAACCCGGTACTGAATCCATTAATGCAGGACAGTTGTTGGCTGTTAATTGAGCTAGATAATATTGATAAGCAAGCGGCACATTGGCTGCAGGCATAGTAGATAGCACATTGCCTAATGCAGTGAGAACTGGTAGTTCAAGATAATCTACACCATATGTGGACAGATCATCATTGATGAAAAACACATTTGCCGATTGACTTAGTTCGGCGGTTGCTGTTAGTTGTAAAGGGGTAACTATCGAAGCCATTTCTTATCCTGCAAATACATCGCCAGAGCCTGTTTGTACTTTGGTACATTTAGGCGCAAATGGATCACCAACTCGCGCCAATGGACGATTGTTTACAAAAACCGTAGGGCTACCGCTTTGAATTTTACTGGTGTGTCCTGCATGGGGAGAGCTACGATCACCTTGCCGTACCGCAGGTTTGTTGTTGATACTAACATCCGGACTACCCGAGATAATAGTAAAAGGGGTAGCGTGTATCACACCTCGGTCACCTTGTCTTGCTACTGCTGGCATTTAAGTCTCCATTCATACAGTATTTAGCTGTAAAAATGAAGTAATTTTCAAACTAGCTTGATGCCAGTTACGCTTTGGGTATATTGATCAGCTGCGGATTTGTCAGTGGGCAATACTACCATGACGTTGTTCTTGTTCAAGGGCACATCAGTATCAGGTCCAACTGTGATCATGTAAGGCATCATGCCCACACCCTGTGGCCCCATTGTGAGCACCATGGGCTTGCTGACTTTGTAGTGGGTGCCAGTTTCTTCCACCAGCTTGGCAACAATTTCTTCACCAGCTTGTGTTTTGATTGTGATGACTTCGTTTGGGCTTATGCCTTTGTTAATTAACATTTAATTTCCGTATCTGCCGACTGTCTCTTGGATATAGCGGCGTAGTTCTGTAAAACCACCAACAAGGTTATTGTCGATGATGATTTGCGGTAGTGTGCGAGCTGTTGGCACAGCTTCTAATAGTTGTTCTTGGGTCCAGTCATGCATAATATTACGCTCTTCGTATTCAATACCACGAGACTCTAATAGTGCTTTGGCTTGGACGCAGTAGGGACATTGGTCTTTTGACCATACAATTGTTTTCATTTTTTCCTTTTATAATTCTGGTAACTCGTCATAGTCCAACGAGTCACTCATTGCCCCAATTACATAATTGGTTGACTCTGTTTCTTGTAAGGCTGACTGTTTGTTGCTGGTATTTACATGTTTGTTGAACCACGGAATAGGAGTTGATTTTGGCGCAGAGGCTTGATATTTGATGCCAATTTCTTTCAATGCACCCACAGCAGTATAGTCCACAAAATCATTTAGAATGTTTGCGTTCAATCCAATAACTGGTCCAAATTTAAACAGGTACTTGGCCCAGTCCTTTTCTTCACGAATCACATCCATGTACAAGGCATATACTTCGGCTTCACATTCTGCTTTGACAGCAGCAAATCGAGCATCTTCTTTGACTACTTGATTGATAATCCAGGCTGTCCATTCCTTGTGCAGGATTTCATCCTGAAGGATCAAGCTGATAATGTTGCCATTGCCAATGAAGATACGATTCTCAACCATTGCTAGACTTGTGGCAAATGATACCATGAAGCGGAATGCTTCTAGTGCATAACTGGCATGCAATGCCATGTATATTGCCTTGATATGTTCTTGTTCAGTAACTTCTAAATCAAGTTCTTTACGGCAGTTGATAACATGTAGTGCATCATAGTAGTTGCCAACACTTGACGCCATATCCACAATCTCTTTAGTATCGTGGATTGTGTTAAACACATCCTTGGGCACGTTGTAGATATTACGGATAATGTGACTGTAACTGCGACTATGAATGTTTGTTTCAAAAAATGTCCAGTTGTTGATCAACGCTTCAATCTCAGGCAGGCTAGCCACGGGCATAAACACTTGACTGGGTGCTCTGCCTTGCAAACTATCAAGTGCTGTTTGGCGCAACAGGTTTGATGTAAAGATATGCTTGACAGTGTCGCTAGCATCTTTGAAGTCTCCTGCGTCTTTGGTCAATGAAATTTCTTCTGGCACCCAGAAGAATCCACGTGCCTCTTGTTCAAATTTTACAATTTTGTTGTATTTGACTTCTTCAAATCGTTGGATAGTGACTGGTCCTGCTGGGTCTAGAAACATCTTGCGATTAAGATAATCTGTTTTTGTTGTTAAGTTGTATTGTTGTTTACTCATATTTTACCAATGTCTAATTACACCTGCCACAATGAACATATTTGTGACTATGTAGCATAATACAATAAAGCTGCGAATAATTGCAACCTTATCCGCTTCTTTATCGTCTAACCCAAATTTATCCCCCAGGGCCTTGGCCCACAGTCTCCACCATTTCTTCATATACTACTTTAAATTGTGTATTTGTTTCTCTTAGGTATCGTTGAAAATACTTTACCCAGGTTGGATCACTGGGTTTATTTTTCTTGGCTTCATCATTATTTTTCCAAACATATGTGCCGTTGCCAAGTTCCATACGTTGAGCATCTATAGCTTGTTGACGATGTGCTTCTTGTCGTTCTTTTGCTTGATAAAATTCTTCCCTCTCAGCTCTAGGTAATGTTCTAATCCATGAAAATAAATCAATTTTTTCAATGCCCTTGGGCCATTCAAATATAAAACGTTGTACTACAGCCATTATAATTTACAACTTTCGCAATCATCTTCAAGACTAAAGTCAATTAGTTCTAATGGAGATTCAACTTCTTCTTGTCCCTTGCTGCCTGTCTTGTTGATCAAGCTATAATAGAAAGTTTTCAATCCCCATACATGAGCCTGCATCAAGTTCTTGGCAATTAGCGTAGTTGGTACTTTACGGTCTGTCCAGTGTGCCGGATTGTAAAATGTATTGGTGCTGATACTTTGATCAACATACGCTGCCAATACCGCGGCGGTACGCAGGTATCCATCACAGTCCTTTTGTGCCCACATCAGTTGATATTTGTTTTTGAGTCTGTGATACTCAGGTACAACTTGTGTCAAGCTGCCTGCTTTGGATTCTTTAACTGTGATCAAGCTCATGGGCATTTCAATACCGTTAGTGGAGTTGATAACAACTGAGCTTGATTCAACAGGAGCAATAGCCATGCTGGTTGCATTGCGAACACCATATGCTCTCATGTTAGCACGTAGGCCTTCCCATTCTAATTCAGGAGCAAAGTTTGTTAGTTCGTTAACGCCCTTGGCACGTAGTTCCCATGGAAATATGCCTTTGCCGTATCGTGTTTGGCTGCTACCTTTGCAAGCGCCACGTTCTTTGGCCAACTCTACTGACATTTCAGTGAGATAGAATGCCTGATGCTCCATCCAGGTTTTTACTTCTGCAAGTGCATCATTGTCTCCGTATTGTAAACCACGTTTAGCGTGCCAGTACGCAAGATTCGTAATACCGATGCCCAAAGGTCTGATCTCATCATTGGATAGTTGGCTTTGGATTGATAAAAAGTCTTGGTAGTCCAAGATATTGTTGAGGCTACGGTGCAGAATTCTACAAGCACGGCGCATGTCCTCTGGATTACGGAACGCACCCCAGTTAATCGAGCCCAAGGTACAAAGGGCAATGCGACCATCAGCATCGTCCAGACGTTTGAAAGGTTTTGTAGGTAAGAGGATTTCACAGCAAAGATTACTCTGGTAAATGGTATGATACTCAGGATCAAACGGTCCTTGTTTCATAACGTTGTCGATAAACACTAGATAGATACGACCAGTATCGGTACGTTCTTT